CTCACTAAGAAGCCCACTGAGTTTCTCGTATAGTCGTTGAGTAACGCTAACGTCTTGCTTGCAATACTCCACCATTTCTGGCGTAAGCGCAGACCAATCATGATAGTCTCCTTTTGGAAAGTTTAGACGCTCGCCCCATGCGGCAAGTGAATGTCCTCCCTCTAATTGTGGATTGTATAAACGTGACATCACCAATGTGTCGGTAACTTTGCACTCTATCGACACATCTAACAAACGCTCAACAACAGGAATGTCATAACGGATAATATTGTGTCCGATGACCTCCGTAACGCCCTCCATTAGACACTCCCATGTCTGTTTGTCTGGCATCTCAATCGTAATCATCTCGTCACCTTTAATGGCACATATGCACCAGATGACTGACGGATTAAGACCGTTTGTTTCAATGTCAAAAAATAACCGCACTAGAACTCCTCAATGTTGTTTGCTTCATGAACTTCTGGCCTTTCTCCACGTTCTAGTCTACCAGTTAATCCATTATAATACAACCAACCTGCTGAGCCGGTGATTCCTGTGCGACGACACTTGACGACCTGCACCTGTGTGCTGTTCCGTGCATACTCGTCCTCTGCCATCTTGTCACGACTCAAAAGAATCGTATTGAATGCGATCTGATTAATTGATCCTGAGCCCTTCAAATCGTACTCGTTGACATTATGTGGATTCGTCATGCTTGGCTTCCGCATATGGCTAACCACAATGATGGACACATCGGTCTCCTTGGCGAGCTTGAGCAACCGATCCATGAAATCATCAATGGTCTCGTTGCTGTTGCTAGTGACTGCCGCCTGTAACGGGTCAATAATCAACACGTCACACCCATTGCCCTTGACCATCGCACGGAGCTTCATGAACAGTTCATCAGTATCTACCGCACCGTTGTGATCCAGTAGTAGAATACGTCCGTCTGTGATGATCTCTGAGCGCAGTCGGTCAAAGTCAATGTTCTTACGATCCTCAAGGGACAGGTTGTGCCCTGTGTGGATCGTCAAGAGGTTCTCTACCGCCTCCCCGTTCGATGCCTCTAGGAACGCACAGCCAATCGTCTTGGTTGTATTCTTCCAGAAGTGGTACGTGATCTCATTGACCATAGTGGTCTTACCAACAGAAGTGAGAGCACCGACTACGGTGATCTCTCCTGCCGCAATACCACCATTGAGCATTGAGTTCAGCATACCAAACGACTCAGGGAACGGAATGATCTCCTCAGTGCCACGCTTGATAAAGTCACTCCAAGCGTCCTCAAGGGTAATCACCCCGGTCATGCGGTAGGTTCTAGCCTCCCACCATTGAGCAGTGAATGCCCTGACCTTGTTGTTCTTCAAGTAATCAGAAGCGTCCTTAAAGTCGCTCAGATTGACGATCTTGGCCTTGTTGGGGCTCAAGACCTGAGCGCACTTCTCAGCGGCCTCCTGCCCTGCTACGTCGTTGTCGAAACAGATGACGACATTCTCAAAGCCCTCAAGCCACTCTAGGTTCTGCTTGAAGTCCTTGACTGCACCTCCCGCACCTTTGGCAATCGAAACGACAGGGTAGCGTGACCCTAACATCTCAAATGCCGCCAGTGCGTCTAGCTCGCCCTCGACGACTGTCACGTATCGCCCGCCTGAGTTGAACAGTTGTTGTCCAAACAGAAGGTTGTGACGCATATCACCACGAGTGCTGAACTCCTTGGTCGCTACAGTTCGAACCTTGGAGCCTATGAGCTTGTTGTTCTTGTCGTAGTACGGATAATACTGCTTCTGTGCATCCGCCGTCACACCGTACTTACGCACTGTTTCCAGTGAGATACGACGATCCGTAATGGCCTGAGGCGTTCCGTACATCTCGACAGGCTTTGTGTAGCTGACTACGTTATTCTCTACAGCTTCCACTCCGTCGACCTCCTTAAAATGTGTTTGACAGGCAAAACAATAACCGTGACCGTCAGAGTACACCGCAAGCCCGTCAGACGACGGACAAGCGGTACATTGGCGGTGCTCGATGAATTCAGCCTCAGAACTCACCATCATCATCGTCCACCGTCATTTCACCTTTCTCGACGACACGAATCGCCTGCAGGTACGGTGCGACACCGTGGACAGGGTGAGGGTTGCCAAGGTTGTACTTGACACGCACCTTGTCGCCATAGCGCACTGACGACTTGCTGACTGGCTCACCGTCGTTGTCGATAACAGGGAAGTCCTCAAACTTTGTTGTGAACTTACGCTGTGCTTGGTTTTTGTACATCTTGATCTTGATGCCTTCCTTTTCGAGCTTCTCAGCTTCAGGGTCGTCAAGCACGACAACCAATGAGTATTTGCCAGTTGACTGGCCGTTGAACACCTCGTGTTCGTTTAGGTTCGCAAATGCGACCGTGCCGTTGATTACAGACATTATCTGACCTCCTTAGGTTCAGGTGTTGTGATTGGGGTGTCCTGTAAGACAGCCCCTAGCTCTAAGAGACGCCTGCCTGACAGACTTGACAGACAAGCATCGTATTGCGGTTCAGGATCTTCAATCTGGTCAAAGACCCTGTTCCGTAATTCTAATAGTATAATTGAAGTTGAGACATCATTCAACATAATTCTTTTACCTCTTTACGAAACTCCTTGTACTCTAAAGTGTACTTAAGGAGTTTCTTTTCATTTAACTTCTTAATCCTAGTCCGTAGGTTCTTCTGAAGTTGCTTGGGTGTCTTTAGTAATAACATTATAGCACCATTTTTCATCCAGTTCAAGTTCAGCGTTACGAGAGACCGTCAGGCACTCACTACAGAGGTCTAAAAACTCTCCGGTTGTAAAGTCTTTGATGGTCGACTCTTGGTCGTTCAGTTCAGCATTGCAAGCTCTACAGCGCATGGTATATTCCTCAGTTAACACATTTCCAAAGGGTGAACAGTATCATGAATATCTTCATCAGTTCAACCATTTCGGCTCCGTAAGAGCCACGTTAGTAGGCCACCGACTACTGATGCAGTCGCAATGGTGATTAAAAACAACAGCGCAAAGTCTGCAAAGGTTATCGTTTCCATGTCTTGATGGCCTCCTCTAACCGACGATCATGTAAAGAGCCGCTAGGAGCCACAGAAAGCTCCTGTGAGCGACGTTTGTAATATTCTGATAGTGACCTATTACCCTGCCAATCGAACTCCTCAGAGAGGAATTGACACCAGAGCGACGCACAGGACATCGTGAGACCTCCTGTGAGTAGGTCACGCTCGACTGGTGGAACTTTGTTCATATACTCTGCCCCCTAGCGTCTTGATGATTGAATCTGACAGGTCGATGATTTTCTGTCGGTCGATATGGAACCATTCACCTTGTGAGGGGCAAACGTGTGCCATGATTTCTAACAAGTCAGCCTCCGCCTTGTAACCCTTGTCTACCTTGTAGACCCTCAGGAAATGGAAGTCCTTAAAGGGCGTGTGCGTGTTGTACGTTGTCAGGCGTTTGTCAGGTTGGGTCGTTCGACCGACCTTAACGTAACCCTCAAACGTAGGTGAACTCGCCAAGTACACGAACTCCCCGTGCTTGTCCTTCATCTTTTGGGCGTACTCTCTAGCATACGCAAGCTCCTCAGGGGTGTGTTCACGTTGCTTGTTTTTGTAGGCGTCCTGATACTCTTTAGCACAGGGCTTACAGTAGCCGTGCGGCTTGCCATTTCGTTGATTGAATTCCTCAGAGTCCTTGAGGGTCTTACAGCGTGGGCAGGTTTTCATCGTGTAACCCTCCAGTTGCCAAAGTACACGTCAACGTCTGCCTCTGTCTCAATCCAGACCTTTGCACCGCATGAAAGCGGTTTGTCAGGGCTGTAGACAAGTTCAGAGTCGCCCTTGATGACGACACGCTCGCCCTTGAGGTTCTCTTTGTAGGTCTTGACGGTGAAGACCGGAAGATCCTCGCCTTTACTGTTAGCACGGATGTTGTGCTGATTCACATGGATTCGCTTAATCATCATATCTCTCCTGTTCGTATCGTGCTTCACCCTCTGCATCCATTCGCTGTTGCAGTTGGTATTCGTCCCAAGCCTCATCAGCCGTCGAGCCGGTGATCGTCTCGTAGACGTCAAACCAGACAGCATCAGTCTGCTTCTGTTGAGTGATCGCAAAGATCACCTCCTCAATGACCCACTGCAATTGTGGGTCGTACTGTTGCTCATGACAGGTAGTTGTTGACATGACCATCCTCCATTGCTTCTACATTGAACCCCTCAGCCTTGAGCGCGGTCAGGACTTCCAGTGGGATCATATAAACCCCGTCGTAGTCGTACAGCGTCCCGTCGTCCTCAAACCACAGACCGCCTCCGCACTCATCACCTAGCTCGTTGTGCTCGAACCAACCGTGCTTGCGGTCGTCGTGTATGCCTACCTCGAAATTTTCTGTATTAATCGTTTTCATCACCAGACCTCCCAAAATTTACCGATACCCCAACCGATGATCGTCATTGTCCAGACGATCAAGACCAATTGCTCTAAGTCGCTCATGACTTCTCTCCTGTGATGCGTTTCTGGAAGTCGTCGAGGAATACAGCTTCCTGCATACCACGCAGGAACTCGTAAACCTCACGGGCTGTGCCTGATCTCAGACAACGGACACCGCCACCCGTGTTGACCATCTGGTTGACGTGCCAAGACCCTGACGAGCGATTGACGTAGACGTGCAATACCTGAGCAGTGAACGTACCGTCGTCTGCTCTGACCCATGCTTGCTCAGGGTAACCCTTCTCGCTGTTGATCCAGTCGGTCAGGTTCTCAAGATGTGCTGTTGTGATTCTCATGACTGAGCCTCCCCTGTGTTGTGCTCACAAAAAACCTCAAAACCAGACGTGAGCCCATACTGAAGGGCGATCAAGTCCAGACGGGCGCGACAGTCCCACTCTACCCCCTTGAGGGAGTAATCCAAGTCCCACGCCTGAGCGTCGAGCATATCAGCGGCATAGTTAACCGCAACCTTAACAATCTTTCTCATGATGTGTGCCTCCTCAGGCTGTGTTATGAAAAATGGACGTAGGTGCGGGAGTCGAACCCGCTTAAACGGTTTTGCAGACCGTCGCCTGACCGTTCGGCCAACCTACGATTGAGGGAGACCCTAAAGCCTCCCGTTGATATTGTCAAGCCCCGTAGAGCACCCGACCGGCAATCCAACGCACGATCTGCACCATCGGTAACAGGTTGGTGTGCTCGTCCTCTTCAAAGTCGACCGCCCGCCACTGTGCGGCATTGTGGTCAAACTCAACACGGAATCTAGACTCCCTGTCGAACTGGTTGTGCGTATACTGGATGTTGCCCAGAGCATCGACCCAGAACGTGTTGTCAATACGTCGCGTAGTGTAGTCGGCTGACTTTGCGCGAATCTGTGCCATTTCGTCGATAGTCTCAAATGTTGTCCAAGTAGTCATGTGTGCTCTCCTCATTGATTAACAGGCAGTGTTGCCATGTACTTTGCTGTATCTAATGCGTCCTGCTTGTCGTCTGTGTGGTAGGTTGCATCTGGCAACCCTTTAACCCGCACCTCATATTCATCATGGTGTTCGACATAGTGAACGCTGATACGTGCTGTGATCTTCTTTGTTTTCATGTGTAGTCTCCATAAATGGTTTTGTGTCGTGAGTGATAATGCAGACACCGTGCCAACTCTAGAAACCCCCGCCATTACTGGCTTTCAGGATTACCATTAGACATTAGTCTAATTACTATCGGTAACACTTTAGACACATCGGTAACACTTATGTTACCTGTGGTAACGCTGACAGGTTAGACTTTGGTGGTACTTGAGGGGCTCTTGGGGGTACTACACCCATGCACACACTTGCACCCTACAGCTTCACCTTGCACCACTTTGGTGCGCCTAGGTGTCGCCTGTGATGCACATAGGTGCCCCCTTGTCAACCCTTAGGACACTAAAGATTCGCCCCCTAAGGTTCGTCAGCTAAACATTAGGGCCCTAAAGGTTCGCAGGCTAAACATTAGGGCCCTTAGGGGTTCATGAGGGCCGGGGGAGGGCCTGGGTTTTGTATATTTATATATGTACCCGCCCAGATTTGCTAAGGAAACCCTCAGGAAACCCCTTAGAAACTAATGTAAATACGAATGATTCGCATTATGACTCTTATGTAGCAACTATATTGATAATTATAATAAAAAAGTGATAAAAAAGTGACTCTAAGGGGTTGACAAAAGGGTCAACTTGGGGCACATTAGGGTTTCTTAAGCATATCTCTTGACTTTTGGTTAATTTTATGGTATAATTATAGTATATACTTAAGTGATCTTAAGCAGATCGTTAAGTAGTTATTAATTATTACTCTTAAAGTGACACTTAAGTACCCTTAAGTAAGGAAAATACTTATGACAGAAACTAAAAAGATTGGTCGTCCTAGAAAACAGGATGTCGAATCTAAAAAGTTATCCAATCGGGGTAAGGTTGGTCGCCCCAAAGGCGACGCCGCCATCATCAATGAGTATAAAGCTCGTATGTTGGCTTCACCTAAGTCCCGTAAGGTACTCGACAGTATTCTTGATGCGGCACTGAATGATGACCATAAAAACCAAGCGGCGGCTTGGAAATTACTTATGGATCGTATGTTGCCTGTGAGTTACTTTGAGAAAGATAACGCTAGTGGTGGTCGCCCTTCAGTGTCGATTACCATTAGCGGCATTGGTGATGCAAAAGTCACTGAAAACGATATTATAGATGCAGAGGTGATTGATGACGAAGGATGAACTAATCGAAATTGTAAAAGAAGACTTAGTTCGTCACGAAGGTTACGTCACTGAGATCTACTTATGTTCTGAAGGA